AATCTACCTGCTTGTCCAAAATTACTTCGATCTTTGAATACATTAGTTCCACTATCACATGCATGTAAAAAGTATTCGTCTAATACTCTATCTCCATCACTGGGTCCTGCAGGCGAGGCTATTGAACCTCTACCTTTTGCATACACTAATTTTATACCGTCATCATCATCTCTATAATGTTCTACACCTTCATGATAAAGAACACCAAAGTTATCTGCAGTCGCATCTGTTAATGAATATTTGTGCATATTGCCAGGTAAGAAAGACAGTATAGGATTATTACTATTGCTAATATTTCCTATTCTTATTTTACCTGTTTCAGACATTGTTAGAACAGGTGTTGCTCCTGTAAAGTCTAAATTATTGCCTGTTGATATATCAGCAGTCATGGTTAAGCCACTACTTTGTATAAAGGCTTGTGCTTGGGCATTTGTGATACCGCCACCACTTGCATCTGCTGGTGTATATGTAAATACACCTGTGCCATTGTCATAACTTAATGAACCATTACCACTTGGCGTGTTTGATGTAACACTTACTGCCGCTCTGCTTCTTGCGTCTGTATAATATTGATTTGTGCCTTCAGATACAATACTGGTTGTTAAACCTGTAATTAAAGAGCCGTCTCCGTTTAATTTTGAAGAAATAACTTCATTACAAGTTATATTTCCGCCAAGTTGAATATTACCTGCACTTATATTACCTGTAGTTACTATATTTGCAGTTGTATTGATGTTTAATTGATCTACATTTTCTATACTAGCAATAATTACATTACCATCGTATACAAAATTTAATAAATCTATACTGTTAGCATTAGGAGTTAATGTTTTAAAATCATTTACAAATTCCCATTTAGGTCTTTGGCCTGTTAAACCATTCCAATTATTATTACCGATTGTATCTAATAATCTATATCCTACACTATCTTGTTTTAAAATAAATGTGCCTGATACTCCTTCTACAAAATCAGTAGTAAAGTTCTCAAATAAAATACCTGTTACATTAGATACTAATTCTATTTCATGTATTGTTCCTAAAGAAAGATTAGCATAAATTAAGTTGTTTGGATTCTGGTATCTTACTCGCAATCCTGTAGGATTTTCACTGTTTAAACCACTAGTTACAGGTGTTCCTGGATATGCTGTATATAAATCATATGTTGTAGCATTTACCTTATAAACTTGATATGTGTTATCGTTTAGGAATGTTAAAGGTGTATTTGTAGTATTTTCTAATGTTATAGAGTCGCCTGTAACTAAGTCTGAATCATATGTAAATGTTATTTGATCAACATTACCTGTATTTCCACTTCCAAAATATCCTGAAATAGTAGAATTAGATTTTACTATAGTTTCTTTAGCATATTTAAGTGTTGTTCTTGCTACACTATTTAAATTACCAGAATAAGAAGGTAATTTATCGTCTATTGCAATATTAGCCTGTGCTTGTATTTCTGTATTTGTTGTTTGTATTACACCGCCACTATATGTTATACCATAACCACCACTTATATGATCGTCTATAGCACTATTGGCTCTTGCTGTTGTATAATATAAATTAGTGCCTTCTGCTAAATCCGTTGTTGATGCAGGTATATTATAGTATGTGCTACCATCATTTGTAAATGTCCACTTATCTGTGGTTTCGTTCCATTTAATCATTGTGCTTGTAGATTGAGGCCTGTTTGCTATAATCTCTACAGTAGCATCTGTTGTTGCATTAGCATTTAGTGTGATCTTTTGGTCTGTAACATATAAATCAGTTACATTTTGATAATTTAAATTACCTGCTACGTCTAAATTACCATTTACTTGTAAATTACCGCCTACAGTTAAAGGAACCGAGGCTATATGTGCTATGACTTGTGCATTTGTTAGTGTGCTTACATTACTAAGCCCTGCACCGTCTCCTACAAAGGCACCTGCTGTTATTGTGCCTGTTGTAGTATTGTTTGCACTTTGTTTAAAGTATAAATTTGTTGAACCTTGTGTTAGGTCGTCTGTGGTTTTACCTGAGAATATTGCACTTTCATCTACAGATATTTGTCCGTTTGCTTCTAAGTTTATAGGAGATACATTTGAAAAATGTGCTAGGACCTCTGCTTGACTGGGACCTGCGTATGTTATAATACCTGATGTGCTGTTATATCCTAGAGAACCATCGCCTCCAGTGTCAGTTACACTTATTGCATTTCTAATTACAGCATTACTAAGAATACTTCCTGCAGAAACTAAAACATTAGTAGTTACAGGTGTTACTGATATTGAACTATTAGATACTGTTACATTTACATTTGAACCTGAATCAGTATCAGTTACTATTATATTTGCAGGTGTATTAGTTACAGTTACATTACTAAAACTTGCACTAGCGGTTACATTTGCCATTTAGGTCTCCTATGTTAATGCTACAAATGTGGCTTCGTCTGCTGGATCTCCTGGGACTTTACCCACTTGAGGGTCAAATCTTTCTAATATACAGTATCTGTGTGAATCTTTTTGCACTGGTATGTCGTCAGTGTCCCATTGAAAACTTACTATTGTGCATACTACATTTGCTCTTGTGCTTGGTAAAATCTTTCCTGTATACCTATTTGAAGGAATAGTAAAATTAACTATACCAGTAGCCGCCGATGTTTCATCAATCATACTGCCTGAAATGTCTGCCGTGTTAGTAAAATAACCTGTAACTTCTGTTGATGTTAAATTTGGTTCGCCTGTTATATTATTATATGTAACATTTGAAAGTAAAACAGATTGATAATCTGCTGTAAAGTTATATCCACTTACATCTGCATCATAATTATATGCATAAGTTTTTTGTGTTCTTGGAAATGCTTCTAAAAATAAAACATTTGATGCGCCACCAAGATATGATTTGAAATCAAGGAATCTGCCTGACATATTGTTCTCCTATAGGATTAGATTAACACAATGTATTGTATTAAAATTTGTCTACTGTTGTATTTATCTAATTCGTCTAAAATTATAAAATATTTGCTTTTCTAAAGTGTTCTATGTAACGGACTAAAACTACACCATCAGCACCTTGAGCACCATTTTGAGTTGAACTACTAAGTGTGATAGAGGTAGCACCTCCACCTCCGCCACTGCCTGTATTTTGTGTGCCGCTAGTTGCATCTGTGTAGCCTGATCCAGTCCATACACCAGCACCTCTACCGCCGTTTTCTGAAGGTTCATTAGGTTCATTCACGTCTGCCGTTGTTGTTCCTCCGGAGACACCAGTAAATGTCCATCCAGCGCCTGCAGTTGCTCCAGTTCCATACATAACATTACTACCAGTTATATTACTAGTGACACCTCGCCCGAAAAAGGCGCCATCTGTTAAATCACCAGCACCTGTTCCGGCACCACCAGGCCATGTTCTAGGCCCTTGGCTAATAAAATCTTGATAATATATGGATGTTTGAGTTACAAATCCGGAGCCTCCATCATTATTAACGGCAACAGAAGTATTTCTTGTGCTTACATTAGCATAATCAATTGAATTAATAGCATTACCTAAAACTCCTGTTGCGGCACCACCTGTATTATGAGCATCGTAAGGATTTTGATATTCCATAGTATCATAACCAGGATACGTTCCTCCGTTACCGCCTCCAGGAGCAGTTGCTCCAAACATTGAACTACTACTAGAGAATCTACCTTGTAATATATCACTGTTAGGACCATAAAAAAAAGAATTAGGTAATCCACCTTGCCCTATTACGGCTGGATAACTATTTAATGTTACTATTGTCGTTCCACTTATAACATTAGCACCGGCGCCTCCGCCTCCAACAAAACCATATGATCTTGCTGTAGTTCCTCCAGGAGGATTAGTTGCGGCTTCACCATTTACTTCAGTATGTTTGCCATTACCACCTCCACCTCCACCTCCTACAATAAGGTGTTCCACATCTGCTAGTAAACTAAAGTTTGCAGTATCACCTAAATTACTTACTACTAAATCAGCATTAGCATTAAATTCGTGTAATTTATAAAATTGGTTTACATTTGCTGTAACCGTGCCACCTGTAGCACTTATTGTAGGAACATCTATGTATTCTATTGTGTTGCTTGTTGCTCTAATTTGTGTTTGTGGATGTCCTGTTCTTAAATTTAAAACAAAATCCACATTAGCAATCCCTAAACCTTGAACATCTTTAGTTATTGTAGCATTACCATCTGCATCTAAAGTAACAGATCCATATAAAGGAGTGGCATCAGTAAAGTCAGTTGCACTTACATTTCCTGTAATTTCATAAAAAAATTTAGGTTCAGTTGTTAAATTAGTGTCAATTGTATATGTAATTACATTAGCCTGATTAGTATTGTTTAAGGCGGTAGTTATTTCTATAGTAACAGGATCTTGATAATCTAATACATTACCACTGCTTATAGTAGGTCTATGAAAACTAAATCTTCTTGATGCTAACACAATTTACTCCGGTTGAGATGGCCAAATTATTTGGTCTTTACTTGTAGGATTAGGGTATGTTTCAGGCAAGTCTCTAAGTGCTTGTCTGTATGTCTGCCATTCTGCTTTTTTTGTGTCTGATAATGGAGAATCTACACCTTGTGTCCAATCGCACTCTAATAATCTCATATTTCTTCGTTGCTTCATCCATTCAAATGTTGTATTTGGAGGTGTAATTGTTTCTATTTCTAATGTTTCTAAATTTACTCGTTTATTATCTATATCAGTTGTATAAACATTTAAAACACCTTGATCTGTATGCTCTAATAATCTAGCATCTACCATAACCTGGCTCATTTTACGAGATATTAATATTTTTCCTGTAGTATTATTATAAAAGGTTCTATACATTACTTTTCTCCTTTTGTAACACGAAGCATTTCATAATTCATTCCTCCAAAAGATCTTGGGAAATTAGGTAAACTTTCTGTTATATCAGTATAACCTACTAATGTTATATTTGCTGTTTGTGGTTTCATATCTGCAGGATGTCCATTTGCAACTGGGTCAGTGTTTATTTTTCTTGCTCCTGATAATTGTGGTGGATTATTTGTAGCAGGAATATTTGTAAATTCTACTCCGCCTCCAACATATGTTGTAGTTGCTGTGCTTGTTGCATTAGCCCATGTAATTTCTACATTTTGACTAAAACCTACATCATATGCTGTAGTTGGTGCACCACCTAATGTTGCAATTGATTTGAATTCATAATCACCTGGGTCACTGTCTGTTATATCATAACTTTCTGTTACTATATCTTGGAATGTTGTTCCGCTACTTACATTTGCTGAACCAGGAGTATCTGCTAATTGAACACCTGGACCAAATGTTTTCATATGTTGGTTAACTAACACATTACCAAATGTAGGTCCATCCAGTGTTAAGTTTGCATAATCACCATTTAAAACACCTGGAATAACAATAGGTCCAATAATAGGTATTGTGGGTATTGATATATTGGCAAACGGAGCATCTGTTGTTACTGCTAGTTCTCCATATACTGTATCTGCATATTCTAAACCTATAATATCACAATTAAGAGTAGAATCATCATTTTCTTTTTCTTTTATACGCATCACACGGAACAGTTTATCTGTAAATCCATATGTGCTGTTTGTGACTTTAATTACATCACCTACATCCACTTGTAAGAAACTGTGATCACCTGTAAACTGTATAACAGTATCTAAACGTGTTTGGTTAAGATCAATATTTGCTAGTGTTGATGTTTGGACTTTGTTGTTTACCATATCCATACTGTAACTTAATTTGTTATCAGGTTCACCAGTGTTTCTGTCTGCACTAGGTATTTCTATAAACACCGTATTCTTTTGATCTCTTCTTTCCTCATCAAAGTATTCAACTTCTATTTGATTATACATTTGATATAAGTCTGTATTTTGTATTTGTATTTTACTGATTATATTGTCGTCATTTGCAATAAAACAGTTTGTTTGATCTGGATATATTTTGTTAGGTAATCCTTTGTATTTTCCCTGTTTACCATCAAACAATAAGAAACTACCACAGCTCATCATAAGTTTATCTAAGTTTGTTTTTACATCATCAAATGTGCTTAACACACCATTTATTTCATATCTAGGTCTTGATGAACCTGTGCTAGGATATTGTGTAAAACTCACACTCTCGTCAGCATATCCGCCTACACTAGTGTTTCCTGAACCTATGAAACTGTCTGAGTCAATTAAATCACTGCTTATACCTGCACCATACCTTGTATTTTGCATGTAATCTAGAATTACGTTACCTGGTGATCTTAAACTGTTACGCAAGTCAAATGTCATTGCGTCCATATTTGTTAGACCTTCTTCAGCATCATAATCTAACTCTACCATTGCAAATACTAAGTCTGTGCCTTTATAATCTGTAGTTGTTGTCCAATGTGGCATCATAGTTGTAGCCGCAACTGCTGTTACACCGCCTCCTGGCACTGGGAATATTTGATTACCACTTGATGTTCCACCAGCATACACTCTAACACGGATTTTACCGCTCCAGTTGTTTACTGTTGTTCCATTTGCATCATAAACACCTGTAATTTGATGTGCTGTTGCACCTGATCCAAATATAAGTTTCTTATCACCAAATCTTATACCCTGACTACCTATAGTAAAGGTTCCTGTATCTGTTTCTTCTGACAAAACAATAAAGAAGTGCATTCTTTTGTTTTCGTTTGATATATTTGCATCACAAACAGGTCCAGATGTTAAAACATTACCATAACATACTTGTATTTTGTTACCTGTGTCGGGTGCTAACTGTATTCTGGTGCCCTGATTGGGTCCTACCCCTGGAATATCCGGTTTAAGCATACTTCCAAATGCTCTAGCAGTTCCTATTGCTAGTCCACCTGTTACAACACCTGCTATAACGGCACTAACTGTTGCACCAACACCTGCATTGACTAACCAACTTTTTATTCCTGCAAAAACAAATTTAACTACTGCTGATGCCATTATTTACTCCATGCATAATTAGTTTCAATCTTATGAAAACCAAACTTTTCATACTCTACTGGTAATTTTTCTAAACTTGTTATAACAAAATTATCAATATAACCTGCTTCTACCATTTCCAATGCTCTTTCTTTATACTTTAACACCATTCTGAGTCCTAATTTGGTGTGTTTGGCGCGGTTGGATACCCAGAATGCTATCTCCCTTAACCATTTGACATCTTGTAACCAAATATTTGGAAATATTGCGCCTATAATTATGGCTTCTATTTTACCATCTACTTCACCTACATAAAAAATACCTGTTCTAGCACATTCTGTAATTAAATTGGCAATTGCCTTTTCATTTTTAGCACTCCATTTAGGCGTATGCAGTTCAGTTAATTCATTGTAGTTTGCCATTTCAATAAGCAACTCCATTACTCTGTCATAATCTGCAAATGATGGTGTTCTAATTGTATAATCCATTATCTTTCCTTTGCATCTCTTATACGACGGTTGCCCCCGCCGCCACCGCCGCCTCCGCCGCCACCGCCGCCTCCGCCGTAGCCGCCTCCTGCTCTATATTCTCTACCAAAGTCAAAACTTGTGTTGAATAAATCAGGAACTTTGTCAAATACTTTGTCTCCGGGAAACAATCTCTTACGCTCTTCTGGATTTGTTCTTTGTCCGGTTAATTTGTTCTTTAAAATTGTGTTTATACTACTTGTGGTTACACTAATTGTTACAGTTTCCTGATTATCTAATCTACTAGCATCGTCCTGTATGGAAAAGTTTGTAATAACACCTTTATATCTTGTAAACACTTGTGAAGCATCTATTTCTGCGTTAGATAAGTTGTAAAACCCTCTTTGTATTGTTACATTACCACCTTTTATTTTTTCTGCTAAAAACAATGACAAATAATCTTCATTACTGGGTATGCCACTTAAACTTATAGTAACATCGCCTTCAGTAGTTCTTATATCGTCAGAGAAGTCCTCTACTTGAAGGAAACTACCTAGTTCATCATATGTATTAGAACCTATAGTAACAGGTTTATATGCATTTGAAAAGTAATGCACATTAGCACCTATTTGTAGGTCTATAAATAGAGCATGAGATATATCATCTGATTGAACACTGGTAATAGTTGTTGCCATTATGTAATTCTCTCTATAAGTTCAAAATCTTCTGTAAATTCTATAAGATCATGTGGCACTACACTATACGTAGGCATATTAGCACAAATTACATGGAATCTTACATCACTACCGTATCTGTAGTTGCCTTTTGCACCTGTTAGTATTGTTACTCCGTCTTGTGATAATATAGGTCTATGCACAGGAACAGATATATTAGAAGCACTTGCATTAGGAACATCACTGGTTACCTGATAAGGATATCTATATGTTGATGTGTTACCTAAAGGTTGTATAAAATCACCTTTCTTAAACAACAAACCACTTGCAGAGTAACTGTCTGACTGAATATATAATGTGCTACCACTAAATGCAACTATTTCGTGTTTTGTAGAGTGATTACTGGCATCTAAGTCTCCTTGATAGGCTGTGATATAGGATATACCTGTATTATTTGCACCTATATCCACATTGGATTCTTGTGTTATATCCAATGTGTCTAAGTCTTCTACTAGGTCCCTGTTTGCAGAATATGTTAAACCTTGTGGTGCACCCACTGTAAATCTATATAGTGAACCCTGTTGCACACTTGTTTTAACATGCCCACTACGGCTTACTGTAAATCCAGCACCCTTACGTTTGTTTATAGTTATAAAACTTGTTTTGTTAATTACGTCTTGTAATCCGTTTGAATCTGAATCTGCCATTTTATGCTACTCCTGGTAATCTTCTTGCGCCTGCTCTAGTTACACTATATATAAACTCTGGATCTTGTGCAACTAACTGTTGGAAACTTGGTGCATCTACGGCGTTTATGTTATATGTAACCTGTGTGGCCATACCGTTTGCTTGTAAACTTCCTGAACTAGCAGGATAAAATACCTCGGGTCCTGATTCTCCCACGAGCACCGGTCTGTTAGGCATTAGGTTACCACCACCTATACCTGTTTGTTTAAATCCTAATTTACCTAATAATCCTGATCCACTTAAACCTGCAATAGCACCTGTTGGACCTACAGAGAAGCCCACTGCTTGTAATATTGGTATAATGAATAACATTTTAATTGCTTCTGCTATAATTTGTTTTACCAGTGTGCTAAAAAAGTTTTTAAAACTATCTAATGCATTTTTACCTTCCATTAAGGAAGTTGCTAAGTCGTCTGCTAGGGTATCTGTTGCTTGATTTAGAGTAGCAATAAAATTTATTAAAGATTGGTTTTCACCTAATGTTTCGTCTAATTCTTCTTTTGCATCTGCAAAGTCTTTAGCAGATATTTTTCCTGCATTAAGTAATCCTTGTAATGCTGTTAATTTATTATTATATTCTTCAATACTGTCAACATCTTCGAAACTTTCTTTAAATTTATCAAATTCATCGTTTACACCAAATGCTTCTCGTAATGAACTTAATGCACTTTCATAATCTTTTATTTCTTTAACTGTTTGAGGTTCACCTAATATATTATTAAGTTTTTGTAATCCTTCTGCAAATGTATCTGTAGCAGGTTTCATTTTATCTAACTCTGCAGTGAATTTTTGTAAATCTGTTTTAGGAATATCTACACTTACTTTTGTGCCTAATGGTTCATCAGATAAGTCATCTTTAAACCCTTCTAATTCTTCTTTAAAGGCTTTCATATCTTCAGATGCTTTACTGCCTTCTTCACCTAGAGATTTAAAATCAGCAATTAATTTATCTATACCAAGGAAAGCGGCTACACCAGCACCTATGCTACCTAAAAATGTAAATAATCCACTAAGTTCAGTCTTAAGAAACCCTGCACTTTTACGCAATCCTTCAAATATAGTGTTTTTAGGATTAGCAACTTGTTTACCAAATAATCTTGCAATATAATGAAATCCAACTTGTAAAGTTTTAAACAGACCTGTAAGAGCGGCTCCGGCTACAATCACGGAATCTTTTAAAAATGTAAATGTAGCGCCGGCGCCCCTGATAACTTTACCAAATAAAGTAAATGACGCTATAGAAACTACTATTTTAAAAAATGTTGATAATGGGCCTATAATGTTTTCAGCGGCTTTACTTAATCTAAATACCTGAAATGCCATAAATTCAATTGCCGCGGCAAAGTTACTTGATACTTTACCGGATTCTTTATCTACT